TTCGACGAAGCCTTTTGTATAGTCTTGAATAGTGACATTTTTTGTCTTACGTTCGACATACGGATCACCATCAATACCCCATGCGCTGATTCCGATGGACTCTGCCATCTCAATCATACCACCAGGACCACAACCGATATCAAGCATCGACTTGATATCAAACTTCTGCTTTAGAAAGATTAGCGCGCCAGGGTCAAGGTGCGTCTTATTGAGGTGGCCACCCAGATGATCCGGCAATACGCCGACCTGCGATGATGTGTCCAGGCTTTCTGAACCATTTGCCGTTGATGTTTGCATTGATATAGTCATCCTTTTCTAGCACGTCACGTCGAAATTGTTCTCTGACCTCAGAGTAATTTACATCACCTTTGGTGGAATGTACAGATAAAATTTGGCGGTAGAACCTATCTTGCCCAAATTCTTTCACAAGCGCCTTAATTTCATCTGCCGATCCGTAGTAAATTTTCCAATCACTTTCTTCACGCTTTCTTTTCAATGCGCCTTTCTTTTTACGCATCGACCAGAAATATTTGCGACCAACATACATCTTACCAGTTACCTTATCCGTGATTAGATACACGAACCCGTAAGATTTACCTATATCTGCGCTTGTGAAAGGTTTATCATCAAATAACCACGGATTAGCATAATCAATCATACACGAGGGCTCCTTAGTCCTCGTCTATGTATTCCTCATCTTCGTCATCTTCTTCAATATCTAAAGCTTCACCACAGAATGGGCAAAACTCAGGTGAATAGATGATTCCACTCTGGTCCGAATGATAGACCAGAGTGAATTCCGCATCACATGAAGAACAGGTATATTCATCCTCTTCTTCGTAGTCAGCTACCGCCTTGACTTTCTTTACCATTTGAATAAGCATCCTCCCAAGATCCAGTCAGGCCAGCCACCTCATATTCGGTCACACGGTTCTCGAAGAAATTCGTATGGTCAGCCCCATTCAGAACCCACTCAAGCCAGGGGAGGGGATTATCCTTAACCTTAAAATTAGGTTTCAACCCTAGCTGAAGTAGACGTCTGTCGGTTATATAGCGGATATATTGCTTGACTTCATCAGGTGTTAGACCTTGAACTTCACCCATTTTATAAGCTAGGTCAACAAATTTGTCTTCCAGCTTCACAGCCTGTCTGGCCATCTCATAGATTTCAAGCTTAAAGCTATCATCTACAATTCGTGGATGTTCAGCGCAGAAGGTGCGGAAGAGGAATGCATTACCTTCAACGTGAATACTTTCATCGCGAATTGACCATTCGACAACCTTACCCATACCCTTCATCTTGCCGTATCGCTGAAAATTTAGCAACATTACAAATGAGGCGAATAGAGCGACACCTTCATTGAATACAGATTTAGCTAGTGCAAGACCGACGCCGCGCTTTGTAGTCGTGTCGGCCTCAGTCATGAAATCGATCTTGTCAGCCATCTCCTTGTATTCAAGGAATGCTGTATATTCTTCATCAGGCAGACCAAGTGTATCATTCAGAAGTGCATAAGCACGCTGGTGTACGCCTTCACGTGCGGCGAAAGAGCCGAGCATGTTTCGCACTTCATTGTTCTTAAAGTTCGGCACGAACAAGTCATAGTAATTCTTACCGACGGCGACGTCAGACTGCGTAAAGAGTCGCAGGATCTGCGTAACAAATTCCTTGTCGGTCGCAGACATCTTACCAGATTTCCAATCCGTGACATCTTCTCCAAGATCCACCTCATCTTCAATCCAGTGCGCCTTCTCATGACGCTGTGTGATTTCTACGGCCCAAGGATATTGAAACGGCTTATAGACCTTGGAGAACTCTAGAAGTCCTCCGCGCTCTTGCTTCACCATCTTGTCACCATATGCGACAAGTTCAGTATATCCACCGATGCGCTTACCATCGATGAATACCTGAGGAACAGTATTCACCTTATGCTGCTGATAGAAAGCATAGCGCAGCTCCTCATTATCCATACGGTCTTCTGTATATGAGAAGCCGCGTCTAGACAACCATTCCTTCGCCTTATCGCAGAATGGGCAACCAGTCTTAGTTACGATGCGAATATCCATTGTTTACCCCTGACATGCGACACATTCTTCCTGTGTCTCTTCCTTAACTTGTATTTCTGATATATCAACCAGCTTATTACGCTCAACCTTCTTCGAAACATTCTCTGCGCGATTTGAAGATTCTGTGCGTAGATAATATAGTCCCTTACAACCAAGCTTCCATGCAGCAAAATGTACCTGATGCAATAGCCCACGAGATGCACCTGCAGGGAAGAATAGATTGAGCGACTGACCTTGGCAGATCCATTTCTGGCGCCAAGCAGCTTGAGTTACAATCTCCATCTGATCAATTTCGATGGCCGTAGCAAAGATTTGCTTCTGATGTTCGCTCAGGAAATCGAGATGTTGAACAGAACCACCATTTGTGATAATGCTAGACCATACCTCATCTGTATCCTTACCAATAACAGCTAGAAGCTGCTTCAGGTATTCATTTTTGACCAGGTGAGAGCCAGCGCGAGTGCGATGAGTAAAAGCATTTGCCTTCCAAGGTTCAATAGAGGGTGAACAGCCATGAATAATTGAACTATTTGCATTTGGCGCAATCGCAATGACATGGGCATTACGCATACCCGTGCCTTCCATATCAGGAGCTTCGCCGCGCTCACGCCCTAGGATTCTCGACTGCTCACGCGCCTTAGCAAAGATATCGGAGAAAATCTCCTTATTGATTCGTCTTGCATATTCGCTTGCAAATGGAATTCCACGTTGCTGATAGTAAGAATGTAGCCCCATCGCGCCAAGACCGAGCGACCTCTCGCGTTGCGCTGAAAAACGCGCGCGCGAAATCTCGTCCCCCGCATTCTCGATGAACACCTGAAGAACATTGTCCAGCATCGTCACTAGGTCTTTGACTAAACCAGTATTCTTCCACTCGTCGTACTTCTCTAGGTTTAACGAAGATAGGCAACATACTGCAGTCCTTTCCTCACTCGTCGGTAGATGGATCTCATTACAAAGATTTGATCCATGAATCTTTAGGCCACGATCTTTCAGAGCCTGAGGTAGGGCTTCATTAGCCGTATCGATGAAATTAATATATGGCTCACCCGTGCGATACCGAACCTCAAGAATGGTTTCCCACAGCTTACGGGCTCGCATTGTTTCACGAATTGTACCATCGTTTGGATCACGCAAATGCCAGTCTGAATCATTTTCGACTGCGCGCATGAAATCATTTGTGACATTTACCGCGTGGTGCAGATTCATACACTTACGATTCACGTCACCAGTCGGTACACGAATCGTCAAAAATTCCATGATATCTGGATGCGATACGTCAAGATATGCAGCATAAGAACCTTTGCGAGTCGTACCTTGACGATATGCAGTCATGTCAGAATCGACAGTATGCAAAAACGGAATTGGACCAGGCGCAACATTTGATACGGAACGAACAGATGACCAGTGACCACCGACGCCACCACCCTTAACGGATAGCCAGCGCAGCTCAGCTGTATGATCAATCAATCCCTTGAGAGAATCAGGCACATATGTCAGGAAGCAGGAGATAGGCAGCGCCTTCACCTTCTCACCTGGCAGTGCTGCATTAGACAACACTGGAGATGCGAACATGAACCAACCCTTAGACACAGCATTATAGATGCGCTGTGCTAAGGCCATATCCCCTCCACAAAATGCTACAGAGGCACGTGCAAATGATTTCTGTGGTGTATCTTCGTCTTTACGGCAATAATAGTCTCTTAGTAGTGTGAGCGAGAATTCCGACAATAGGGAATCCCGCGATGTGTCAATGAACACACCCAGGTGATCTATTTGCATATGTGCCTCCGGTGTTAAATGTTGATGATATTAGGGAAAATACGAGCAATCTCCCTGGCACACCCTAATGCTACTTCACGATGCTCTTTCTGAGTCGAGGGATCTGTGCGAACCTCAATATAGTGTAGCCAAGAACGGATGGAGCCCTTCATATAAATTCGTGATTGTGTTAGACCTTCAGGTAATACAGCACGCGCTTGCTCCTTAGCGATGCCGTGGTCAATAGCCCATTTATATTCTCGTTCAGCAGCAAATAATGCGCGTTGCTGCGAACGGTACCATTCATTCTGTAGATGAACATCTTCAACGTCAATGCTATTCTGTCGATTCTTATTATCTTGTAGCCGAGCCTCGCGCATCACAAATTCAAGTGACTTGGTTGGATCAGCATATCTTTGACTAAATTCTTGAAATGAGAATGAACGATGTCGAATAATCTGATGCGTGATATCACGCGTAGTCACAATTTCAAGTGTTGCATCAACCATCTCTAGCGGCGACCAATGTTTATGCTTTGCGAGATAGACAACAAGTTTCTCCGCAGTCTCACTATTATATTGATTGCTAGGATTTGATACCCTAGCACAAAAGGCAACAAGCTCCAAGGCATTTGTAATACCTTGGTCGCGAATTTCATCTACTGGTTGAGTATATGAAATAAGTTTTACAGCAGGCCCACCCATTTTGTCCTCCATTAACACTTTCTCCAATCACGTAATGCTAGATTTAAAGCTAACCCTTGGTGGGTGCAGGTATTTAGCAGGGCCACCACCTCTGACGGATCCACCCCATCCACTACTGACTCATTGATATCTTTATATTTCCAGTTAGACGGCCAAACAACCATAGGAATTTTTCTTGTTATAGCTTTTGACATTTGTTCGACAACCTGCTTGTTTCTCGGCTGATTGTCAAACACCAGAACAGCTTTATCCCCAGGAATATAAGATAGCGCCCTTTGCATATCAGTACCACCAGGCGCTATCGCATTTGGTATTAGCATCGCATCGAATTGACCTTCCATGACATATACTGTCTTGGTAAAGTCAACTCGATCTAAACCATATACTAAAGGCTCATTATTAATACGCACAGTCATGTACCGAAGCTTGCTATTACCCATAGCACGCCCGGTAACACCAGTCAGTTTACCTTCCATATTACGAAAGGGTATGACTATTCGTTCATCAGCAACCAGACGATCTTTATATGAAGAATTTAGCTCCTCACATACTGTCATATCCTTAGCATAATAGAGATCAGAATATCTTTCCTCTGGTATCTTACGGCCTTGCAGGTATTGCACAGCCCTATGGGTTGCGCTAAGGTCTGATACTGGAATCAGACCAAGATTGGTCAAGCGAGTCTCACCAGCCTGTTTAAATTCTGGTTTAGGAATTAAAAAGCGAGGCTCACTATTTGCACCACCCTTCTCCTCACGAAATACCTCAAGGCGATATTCGCGCGATAAAGCAGGATCTACCCGCTCAATTAGCTTGGCCATATTTGTGCTATAGCTACAGTTATGGCACTTGAATACCAGAATACCTTTGTTCTGATAGACATAACCTCTAGCCTTTGTGCGGCTAGATTCCGAATCTCCACAGAATGGACAACGGAAATTGAACAACCTATCGCTTTTACGCTTGAATAGACCAAGCTTCATCGATAAAATGCTCAGGTATTTGTGATCAATATGGAGGTGCATCGTGTTATATTACACGATACTGACTTGAAAGTCAAAGGCTAATTAAAATATTTTCACACCGTGAACATTATTAAATTCGACAGCATCATTCCAAGTGTTGACAAGGGGTTGCCCTTTGATATTCAGACTTGTATTTAATAACATTGGGCAACCTGTCACATCATACCATCTTTCAAGCAATGATCTGAATATTGGATTGTCTTTTTTGGATACAGTTTGCACTCTGCTGGTGTAGTCAACATGATATATCGCGGGGAAATTTTCCGGATTTTTACACTTTGATATAAATTGCATATATGGACTTTCTGCAATAGGCATATCAAAATACTCATGCGCGTGCTCAGATAATATCGCAGGCGCGAATGGTCTAAACATCTCTCTCTTTTTTACTGTATTCATTTTGTCTTTGGCATTTATACCTCTCGGATCACATAATAAGCTGCGATTACCTAATGCTCTAGGACCAAATTCTGCTCGGCCGTTTGCAATTCCTACAATATCACCGCGAGCCAATCGCTTCACAATTTCATCAATATTCAATTCTCTGTCTATATTTGTTCCTAGATATGGTCCCTGCCATTTTAATTTGCGATATGTTAGAGATGCACAAGCGCCAATTGAATTGCCAGCATCACCTGGATTAGGCATCACATACATGCTAGGGTAGACTTTGGTTAGCAAGCTATTTGCCACACAGTTTAGTGCGACTCCACCCATAAAAACCAAATTATTTGATAGAAGATTTCTTCTCATCCATTTTATAGTTTGCATCAAATATAATTCAATGATAGACTGTACTGAGGCCGCAATATCAAATTTGTTATAATTTCTTCCAGATTCCCACCATTTACATCCGCGATGTAAATTATGTCTAGCTTTGATCATTGGCGGAGACCATCTGCTAAAAAACATATCCAGCATTTCATCGGCGTGCTTTGATTCACCGAGAGCAGCCATTCCCATTAGTATGTATTCTTCTTCATTTGGTTTTAGTCCGACATATTGCGTCATCGCAGAATAGAATAAACCTATGCTATTTGGATAATGACATGACATGACTCTTGAT